GTTGAAGACAATAAGATTAAACCTCAAAAGAATCAACTTAAAAAGAGTGATCAAAACGATTCAGAAAAAGACTATGAATATAGTCGTGCAAACTTATATTCTCTAGTTGAAAAAGGACAAGAAGCAGTGAATGGTATATTAGAATTAGCTCAGGAGTCAGACTCTGCAAGAGCATATGAAGTTGCTGCAACTACAATCAAAGCAGTTGCAGATACAACAGATAAACTTATTGACTTGCAACAGAAGATGAAGGATCTTGAACAAGATCCAAACAAAGGCCCTACTAATGTGACAAATGCATTGTTTGTAGGATCAACAGCGGAGTTATCAAAATTAATCAAGAATCAAAATAAAGATGATAAATGAAATCTCCAGAACTCACAGAATTTTTTAGTCTTCTCGGAAAGGCCAAGAAAGAAAAGAAAGAAGAGTTTGATAATCTTCTTAAGGAAGCGGACATCAATCTTGATGTCCTAACTTCGACTGTGGTTACTGGTATTAAGGAAGCAAAAGTAAAACAAAAGAAACAAAAAAAGAAAGAAGCAAAATTAATTGAACAACTAGATTCAATAATAGACGTAATTGAAAATCCAAAAGAAGTTAAGGATATTACAGAGCCAGCGGTTACTGTAGGTGTGCCTGAAGATTTTGATATTTCAAAATTAGAGATAGAAGACGCTGATGATAATCCATCATTTGAGATTGTTGATGTTATCAAACCAGAGCCAATCAAAACACCAAAGATAAGTGATACCGTTGCACAGGCAATCAAGTTTATTGAAGAAACAAATATTAAGGAAGAGATTGAAAACTCAGATGAAACAAGTATTGATGATCTCAAGGGTGAAATCAAACAAGTCAGAGATATTTTATACAAGGTTCTTTCACACGGGCCAGGATCTGGTGAAGTTAATCTTTTAAAACTTGATGATGTTGACGAAGATACCGCAAAGGTAGATGGTAAGTTTTTAAAATATGATTCTTCAAGTGGTAAATTTGTTGGTGGAGATGCAAGTGGTAGTACCGATAATATTGCATATACTGGTATCGTAACTGCTGCACAGTTCTCAGGATACAGTCATCTCATTGCACCTTATGGATCAACCACAACGATTACAGTTAAGGTTGCAACTAAAACATCTGCACACAGATATTACAATCAAGGAAGCAGCAATGGATATGTTTTAGATAATGTAGAGGCTCCATTTCTAACTCTTACACCAGGCAGAACGTATCGTTTTGATGTATCAGACAGTTCAAATAGTGGTCATCCATTTAGATTCTATTATGATCTTGATAAGACAACTCAATATACAACAGGTGTAACTGTAGGATCTGGTTATGTTGATTTAGAGGTAACAGATACAACACCAACAGTTTTACACTATCAGTGTTCTTCTCATGGAAACATGGGAAACTCTATTCAGGTAAACTCAAATGTAGTTGACACGCCTTCAGGAGGAACAGTAAGAGGAACACTTACTGCGACAGCTTTCTCAGGGCCACTTACAGGTAACGTAACAGGTAACGTAACAGGTAATCTTACAGGTGATGTCACAGGGGATTTAACGGGAGATGTCACGGGAGACATTACATCATCAGGTAATTCTCAATTTACTAATCGTCTTCAATTAAAAAGCACTGATGGAACACCAGCGAGATTAGATTTTTATTGTGAGTCAAGTAATGCACATTATTTAAGATTACAGGCGCCACCACACTCACAGTTTTCTGGAAATCCCACAGTCGTTTTACCAAACTCAGCGGGTACATTATTACTTAGTGATGGTGATGGATCTGCACTTACTGGTATTGCAGCAACTGATAATATAAGAACAAACACAAACGCAACTTTTCTACAGAATGTAAATGTTTCGGGGACAGTTACAGCAACTAATTTTCTTGGTGGTGGTGCGAATATAACATCAATTAATGCATCTAATATTTCATCGGGGACAATCGGTGCCGCAAGAATCCCGACACTAAATCAAAATACAACAGGAACATCTGCTGGATTAACAGGAACACCAAATATTACAGTTGGATCAATTATCGCATCCACTGGAACATTTAGTGGCAATGTCACAATTGGTGGAACATTAACTTATGAGGATGTAACTAATATTGATTCTGTTGGTCTTGTCACTGCAAGGTCTGGTTTGATTGTTGGAACTGGTGTTACCTTAAGTAAAGATGGTGATGGATTCTATACTGGTATAGTAACCGCAACCACATTTGTAGGTAATGTAACTGGTAACGTTTCTGGTTCATCAGGATCTACCACAGGTAACGCTGCGACTGCAACAAAACTAGCAACTGCGAGAGCGATTGGTGGTCAGTCATTTGATGGAACGGCAGATATTACTATTGATTATGGTAATATTCAAAATACTCCAACAATACCAAGTAATAATAATCAACTGACAAATGGTGCTGGATATATTACATCAAGTGGAACTGCTGCATTATCACAAGGATTAACTGGAACTCCAAGTATTGTTGTAGGAGTTTCAACTGCAACAAAATCTCATGTTGGTGTTGATACTGGTGTGTATGGTGAAGAATTGGTTGTGACTGGAGATGCCAGAGTAACTGGTATTTTAACTATCGGTACAGGATCTATCACTCTTGACCCAACTGCAAAACAACTTCGTGGTCTTGAAGAGATTGTTATTGGTATCGCAAACACAATTACAATTAAACAAGACGCTAAGGGTGAGATTGAATTTACTGACGCAGTTGGAACTCCAAAGTCAGTTGGAATCGGAACTACAGTATCAATCAACACATCAGGTATCATAACGGCAACAACTTTTGTTGGTGCATTAACTGGTAATGTAACTGGTGATGCATCAGGTAACGCTGGCACTGCAACAAAACTGGCAACTGCAAGAACCATTGGTGGTGTATCCTTTGATGGATCTGCTAATATCAATCTACCAGGCGTAAACTCTGATGGTAATCAAGATACAACTGGTAATGCAGCAACATCAACACTTGCAATCAGTGCTCAAGGTTTAACAGGTTCTCCAAATATAACTGTAACTGATGTAAACGCTGTTGATGCAATCATTAGTGGTAACTTATCTGTTGCTGGAACGATTACATCTCTAGATCAAAATGATATTCTTGCAACTGGTATTATTACTGCATCATCTGGTGTGGATCTTGGTGATCCAGGCATTGTCACACTTTCAAGTAATACTTTAACAACTACATCTACAAGCACAGATACAGTTGCAAGTGTTTCTGCAACAGTTAATCGTTCTGCAACTTTCCAAGTTCAAGTCACAAGAGGAACCCAGTATCACATGACAACAATCAATATGATTCATGATGGAACGCAGGCATTTATTAGTGAGTATGGAACGATACGAACAGGACAATCACTCGCAACATTTAGTGCTGATATTAGTGGCGGTAACTTAAGACTTCGTGTGACTCCGACATCCACGGCATCCACAGTCTTTAAGTTATCAAAGACTACAATAAAAGTATAAATACATTTGAAGATACGATTCATTCATGGCTAAGAAGTGTCCGCCAGGCAAATATTACTGTTTCGACGATAAGAAATGTAAGAAGATACCTCGTGGGTATCGGATAGGAGCTCGTGGTTATCTTGCAAGAGATACAAAGGATGATGATAACGAAACAAAGAAAAATGGTAACGGAAGTTCTAACGGAAATGGGAACGGCGGGAATGGCGCTGGAAATGGTAACGGTAGTTCTGGTGGTAATGGTGGTGGCAATGGCGGTGGTGGAATGGGTGAATCGATAGTCTATGAAAAATTAGATAGAAACGACAAACCATTTGTCAAAAAATTAGTTGGTAAACTCAGGAAGGGATCTAAAACACACGCAAAACAGGCAGATGATTTAGAAAAGGCAATGACAGAAGAGTCAAATCCTCGTATTCCAAGAAAAGCAGGACAACCAGCAAAATCTAAAAAACATTCTGACTTATATACTGATGAAGATCCTAAAGGAACTATTCATGGACTTGGTTTCAAGAACGTGGCAAAAGCAAGAGC